GCACCCAGCACACCTGGAGCACCCAGCACACCCGGAGCACCCAGCACACCTGGAGCACCCAGCACACCTGGAGCACCTAGCACACCTGGAGCACCTAGCACACCTGGAGCACCTAGCACACCTGGAGCACCTAGCACACCCGGAGCACCTAGCACACCTGGAGCACCTAGCACACCTGGAGCACCTGGACCATCTTCCATGCCTCATGGACCTATATCAGCACCCCCAGCATCAGGTCCTACACTGGGTACAGGTTCGACAGTCACTCCTCCGGGTGCTCCAGGTGCCCCGGTCCCGCCCCGCCGTCCTCCAGTCCCGCCTCCGGCTACACCTCCTCGTCCTCCGGGTGGTCCTCCGGGTGGTCCTCCGGGTGGTCCTCCGGGTGGTCCTCCGGGCGGTCCTCCGGGTGGTCCTCCGGGTGGTCCTAGTGGGGTTCGTCCTCCGGGTGGTCCTCCGGGTGGTCCTCCGGGTGGTCCTCCGGGTGGTCCTCCGGGTGGTCCTCCGGGTGGTCCTCCGGGTGGTCCTAGTGGGGTTCGTCCTCCAGTCACTCCTCCCGGCAGACTACCTGGGGCCCCGAGTCCGCCAGATGATGATGATGATAAAGATGACGATAAAGATGATGATAAAGATGATGAAGATGATAAAGATGATAAAAGCGGCGCAGATGACGCTAATGAACTTGATAAAATTAAAGAAGAGCGTGCACAATTAGCGAAAGAGCGAGAGGAATTTAAATTAGAGAAAGAGGGTAGTGTAAAAGACACTGATGGAGAAGAAGACACTGATGGAGAAGAAGACACTGACGAAGTAGATGATGTACCAAACATTATAAATTCATTAGAAGAAGAAACTAAATTTAGTAAAGATCAAATGAAACAAATAGTGGGCGATATAGACATGGCCCAAATACTAAAGGAGGCCGAAATGGAATATTATAACGAAATGCCCCACCGAACAAAAAAATATAGTGATAATCCTAATGACAATTTAACTTTTAGTGAAAAATTATCATTTAGAGATAGATGTGAAAATTTTAAAAATGAAATATCTAAAACAAATGAGATTAAAGTAAAACCAGATTCTATTCAGTTATTAAATAAATGTCCTGATGAAATTTATGAAGAGATTATACGCAGAGGAATTAGTAATTTAGAATATTAGACTGTAAATCCGAAATTATCATCATTACAATATTCATCAACAAATACATCATTATCATTTAATAATGTATCCATATTTTCTTCTACATCTTCTATATATTCATTTTCTTTATAATCTAATTCTGTTAAACTTTGAATTAGTTTGTCCTCATCTAATAATAATTCTGTTAATCCTGTACCCGACTTAATAGTTTGTCCCATCATGATATTACTAGAAACACCTTTCAGTTTATCTTTTTCTCCAAATATCCCTGCTTTAATAAATCCACCAATAGTGTCTTCAAAAGATGATTTTGCTAATGGACCAACATCACCACGTCCGATACCTTGTCTATTAATTGCTGTCAAATATCCTTTATTAGTCATAACATCTACTAATAATTCAATGTGTCTTAAATTAATATATTCACCGGCATCATCACATACTGAACTGATTTCTTCAATTAATATGTTTCTGGCTGCTTCAATGCCTAATTTTTCATAAACTTCATTAATATCATTTGAATATGTTCTTTTGAAATCTACATATTTTGAATTAAAGATTGCTAATAAATTAACACCATCTGATTGTAATATATATTCTGTTTTATCAATATATTCATTATCTTCTTTTATAGTAATTTTATTTTCAGGGATTACTAAATTTTTAATATTATTAATACCTTTGATTGCTACATTATCGAGTAAATCATTCATAATATTTTTAAATACATTTATAACGTCTGATTGGTCATATAGTCCATTTTCTTGCTGATCTCCCTCCATATCAGCAGTAATTGAAATTCTACCAATTAATTCTTTAGAATTATCATCAGAGAAATAATAATTAATTTTCTTATCAACATTATAAAATTTCATGATTGCCAAATATACATCATCCATAGTAATATTATTTTCCATCATGATTATTTTATCAAATACAAATCTAATTATAAATGGTGCAGTCTTTTCGAATAAATCTACACTATCACCATGTTGTAAACTATTAAATTCATTATATACACTTAACATTTGTTTATCTTCTTCAATAACAGTCTCAAATAAGTGATTATCAGGATCAAAATATATTTGATTATTTTTAATAACGTCTTTCAATCCGACATATTCTAATTTATTTTTAACATATTGAGTTTTGTTCCTATCCGAACTGAAATCATCTTTCAAGAATATTATACTAGAAGGTGATTTAATATTCTTACTCAAATGTAGTAATTCTGTTAATCTGGGGATACCACGTGTTACATTAGATTTAGCAGATACTCCAGCAAAGTGGAAAGTATTCAAAGTCATTTGAGTAGCAGGTTCACCAATACTTTGTGCAGCGATTACCCCGACCATTTCACCAGGAGATATCTTGGATTTCTCAAATAGATATTCAATATCTTGAATAATTTCATCATATTCTTCTTTTAGAATATTAAATTGTGTTATTAATATTTTTGGATTCAAATGTATATCAATTAATATTCCAATTATTTTATTATTTTTAAATGTAACAGATACAAATAATTTATCTTTTAATTTATTATTTTCCTCTAAAATATATAATGGGGATACATTAGATTTACAAGATTCTTTTTGTAAACATTTATTCTTACAAATCCTATTAATATCGATGGGATATAATATATTATTTTCTAATTTATTATTAATATCATATAGATATTGTTTATGTTGTAAAATGACCATAAAACTTTCATTTAATATTTCTTGATATTTTTTTGTTTTTTTCATTTCATCTATAATATTTGATTCTAATAGTTTTTCCCATAATGTATTATTACTACCAGTATCACCAAATAAGAATTTATTACACATTCCATTTGTATCCAATTTATTAATTAATAGACTTTGTGATTCAATATTAATGCCTTCCATACCATCATCACCATAAATGAATTGATAAATACATCCTGTACTATTTCGGACTGATAAGTCATAATTAACATATAAATCCTCCATAGATTTTACTAATTTTCTTTGGATATATCCAGTGGCTGCAGTTTTACATGCTGTATCAATGAGTCCTTCTCTCCCGCCCATGGCATGAAAGAAGAACTCTTGTGGTGATTGACCAGATATAAATGAATTTTCTACAAAACCTCTTGCTTCAGATGAATCATCATATTTATAATAATGAGGTAATGTTCTATCGTTGAAACCATTGGGTATTCTTTTACCGTCTACATTTTGTTGACCCAAACATGCCACCATTTGGGCAATATTAGTGGTCTTGCCCTTTGACCCTGAATTGACCATATTAACTGCTCTATTTTTTTGATCTAATTCTCTTAATCCTGTATTACCAGTTTTATTAAGTAATTCATTTAAAATAGAATTCACTTTAGCTTCAAAATACATATTATTAGATTGTCCTGAATAATTTTCAAAGACATTCAAATGAATTTCTTGCATTAAATCATTAATTTTCTTTTTATTTTCTTTAATTGTATTATTAATTTCATCATTGATAGATTGTTCAGCAATAATATCACCAATACCAACAGAGAAACCTTCTATCAATAGGAAATGTGTAACAATTTTTTGTAAATCATTAATAAATTCACATGCTCTTTCATGACCATGATCATTATAAATAGTATGGATGAGCCCTTTAGAAGTTTTTGTAAATACATTCTTATCAAGACTGCCTTGAATTAGTTGACCATTTTTGATAATGATTTTATTTAATTGTTCATTATGAGGATCATCTACATTATTATCATATGATGAATTATTAAATTCTAAATTTAGATTCTTAGGGAGAATATAAGATAAAATTGATTTACCTGACCATAATTTAATATCAATGCCTTTGACAGATATAGTTTTAGTGGAATCTGGGACGATTCCATTAAATGTAGATAAATTACATATAATGTTCATCATCTGAGTTTTATTAAAATATGTTGATTCATCTATAATTGTATTATTATCACCAGTTTCTTGTACTTGATACATATTTGTATTTTCATTATAATATACACCATCATAAGAATCACCTATATAATTAATCTTTTCTGATTTTGTTAATTTATTAACACCTAATAATGTATCTTGTACAATAGTAATTATAGGTTTGTTTTCTCTGGGAGATATAATCTGATATTTAACAGATACTATATTTTTTAGTTCGCATACAGAAGTGATTGATTGTGGTACGTGCATATTCATTTCATCACCATCAAAATCAGCGTTGTATGGAGGGGTCACGCTTACATTTAATCTAAAAGTATTTCCTTTCATTACTTTCACTCTATGCGCCATCATACTCATTTTATGAAGAGATGGTTGCCTATTAAATAGAACATAATCACCATCCATTAAATTTCTATTAACAATATCACCTATTTCTAATTCAATATTTTTAATATTATTTTCATTTAGTGTGATAATCATTTTACTATTTTTTTTAATAATGCTCTTAATACCAGGCCATACATCATATCCTTTTTCTAATAATTGGGTAATTTTATTAAAATTAATATTATTAAGTTTCTCGGGATAAGTTAAATTATTTGCTATTTTCTCGGGCACACCTAATTCATCTAAATCAATATTTGGATCAGGTGTAATAACACTTCTTGCTGAATAATCTACTCGTTTCCCCATTAAATTATTTCTAATACGCCCTTCTTTTCCTTTTAATCTTTGAGTAATCGCTTTTAGAGGTCTTCCAGAACGATGAGCTGCTTGATTGATACCTCCTGATAATTCATTATTTATTAAAGTTGCTACATGATATTGTAAATTCATAGCATATATATCAACATCTGAATTAGGATCAGAACTTAATTTATCTTTAATAGTATTATTTACTTTTATAATATCAAATAATTTATGTGTCAAATCATCTTCCATTCTTTGTGAATTATCTTGTTTAACAGAGGGACGGACTGCTGGTGGTGGAATAGGTAATACTGAACATATTAACCATTCAGGACGACACCAAGTTCTCAAGAATCCTATATATTCTGAATCTTCATCTGTAATTTTTTCTAAAATAGATTTGACATGTTCTACTTTTAGAAGTTGTGTTTTAATATCAGATGAATTTGTTTCATTTATTTCTAATTTGGTCCATTTTGCTTGAATACCTTCAATATTGGATACTTTATATCTATCCGGTTGTTTATAGCCACAACCATCTATATTATCTTCTCCGCACCTTTTAACTTTAGAACAGATTGCATATATTTCATTAAATCTTATTTTAGGATTCTTCTTTAAAATATTTTTTACTAAATTATCATCTTTATCTATAAGTAATTTGGAACAATTAAAACATACACATTTTAATATTTTAGGGATCTGGTCTATTAAATGGTAATGATATACTGGTTTCGCTAATTCTAAATGACCAAAATGACCAGGACAATCTATATTTTTTTGCCCACACGTTTGACATATTCTACCCATTTCTGTAGAACCCATACGAATATCAAATAACCCCTTAATTACTGGAACATCTTTATCATATGTCTCATATTTAGTTATTTCAACTACAGAACGAGACCTAATTTCATCAGGACTAAATATACTAAATTGAACTGAAGTTATTGTTTTAGTTTCAGGTTGTTGTAATTCCATAATGTATATAATTATATTATATATTATTCTTTTTTTTAAATTAATATTCAAATTTATTTTTTCAAATTTTAATTTAATACTAAATTTTAATATTCAATAAATATTTAAATAAATATTTAAATAAATATTTAAATAAATAATTATTTAGTATATTAAAATTTGATTAAAAAATAATTTATTAAATATAATATGCCAAAACATCAAATGATTACCCGGTCTAAAGGTGTTGTATTTTTAAAAGATAATAATGGACCGCCCATACAAGATAACCCTCCTACTCAAGATGATGATGATGTTGATGAATATGGGAATATTAACGATTTAATTGATTATCGCGGAGATAATATAAAACCTAAAAAAACTAAATTATCTAAAAAATTAAAGAAGAAACAACTTAATATCATGCAACCTGATTTATTATCATTAATGATATCGACATTAATTAATAGTAATAAAAATTTAAGTATTCATATACCAGATACTCCTACATCGAAAAAGAAAATGAGGATTATTGAATCAGAAGAAGAAAATAATGTCACTGATGAAGAGGAAATTAATGGATCGGATGGACGTTTGAGTATTTCAATTCAAAGTAGTGAAGATAATGATTATAATGGACATTTGAAATTAGATGAAGAAGAAGAAGATGAAGATGAAGATGAAGAAGAAGAAGATGAAGAAGAATATGATGAAGATGATGAAGATGATGAAGATGAAGATGATTATGATGAATTAGATGAAAAATTTATGGAAATTGAAGAAAATTTAGAATTAGATGAAGACGAAAACATAAATTATTTCCATAAATTAGAAAAAGATAAAAAAACCAAATATCTTTCTGAAATTAAGAAACTAAATGAAATTAATGAATTAAATATGCCATTGAAATTTAAAATATTAAATTCTGATATGGATTTAAATACTAAAGCAATTGCTATGAGAAATATTGAAAAATTAAATGAAATGGATGTATCTACAGGGGAATATTCTAAAATGGATAAATGGATTAACGGATTAATTTCTATCCCATTCAATAAATTTGTGTCCTTATCGGTAAATAATAATAATACTATTGAGGAAAAACGTGAATTTATTGTAAATACTAAATCTATATTAGATAAATCTATTTATGGTCATAACGATGCCAAAACTCACATATTACAAGTGATTGGTAAATGGATTAAAAATCCTCAGTCTCAAGGAAATGTGTTGGCTTTGCAAGGACCTATGGGTAATGGTAAAACAACTTTAGTAAAAGAAGGCATTGCTAAAGCAATTGGACGTCCATTTTCATTTATTGCACTGGGGGGTCAATCAGATTCATCATTATTTGAGGGCCATTCGTATACATATGAAGGTTCACATTGGGGTAGAATTATTGATATCCTTATTGAAAGTAAATGCATGAATCCAGTCATATATTTTGATGAATTAGATAAAGTAAGCGAAACATTTAAGGGAGAAGAGATTATCCATATGTTAACACATTTGACAGATCCTTCACAGAATTCATTATTTCAAGATAATTATTATCCTGGTATCAATATTGATTTATCTAAAGTATTATTTATATTTTCATTCAATGATGAATCCAAAGTCAATCGTGTTTTGAAAGACAGAATGTATGTTATTAATACTAAAGGATTTAACACAAAAGAAAAAAACAAAATCTGTAGAGATTATGTATTGCCCGAATTATATGATACATATTTATTCAAACATGAAGATATTATCATTAATGATGATATTTTAGAATATGTAATTGACAAATTCACAAATAAAGAAGAAGGTGTTCGTAATCTAAAAAGATGTATTGAAAGTATTATTAGTAAAATCAATATTTATTATTTAACAGGTGATAGTAATAATATTGATCTTAATTTTAAGATTAAAGATTTTAAATTACCATATATAATTAATAGAGAAGATATAGATAATTTCTTAAAACTTAATAATCCGTCGGAACAACCACCACAATATATGTATATGTAATTATATGTAATTTAATTAAAATATAATTTTATTTATATATAATTAAATTATATATAAATAAAATGGGAGGAGGATTATTACAATTAGTAGCTTGTGGTACCCAGGATATTTATTTAACAGGTAATCCACAGCACACTTTTTTTAAAGTTGTTTACAGAAGACACACTAACTTCTCTATGGAGTCTATAAGACAGGACTTTAGTGGAAATGCTGATTTCGGGGGGGGAGTTGTAGCTACAATATCAAGGAATGGTGATTTAGTACATAGAATGTATTTGGAACATGATGCTGTATTTATTAATAGGGAGGGCGAGGGTCATGAAATTGGTTTGTGTGAAAGATATGGTGATTCATTAATTAAAGAATGTGAAATTGAAATAGGTGGACAAAGAATTGATAAACATACATCTATGTGGAACCGGGTTTACTCTGATTTAACTGAATTTAACCCTACAGGATATTTTGGTGCCGAACACCCGTCGACCGTGCCATTATACGCCAGTGGTGATGGAACTTTACATCAATTAATGACTGGTAATGGACATGGTTTACATACGACTAATCACATCGCCGGCGATGGGCATGGCGGTGTGAAGAACGATGACACTGTAAATGGTTTCACATATAGAGGTCACAATAATGCTAACCCGGGTATCACAGTTAATAAAATATTTTTGCCATTAAATTTTTGGTTTTGCCGGGACCCAGGGCAATCTCTCCCTTTGATCGCCCTTCAATACCATGAGGTAAAAATCGCGATGACTTTTGAGAAGATCCAAAATCTTGTCCATAATGTATTGGAAAATGGATTTTTAGGGATATTGGATGAACCGGTTTTATCTTCCCAAACATCCACGGCAAATTTTGATTTATGGTGTGATTATATATATCTTGATACAGATGAACGTCGTAGATTTGCACAAGTATCCCACGAATATTTAATTGAACAATTACAGTATTCAGATCATACGGTTTCTAATGATACCAGTACAATTGAACTTAATTTTAATCACCCAGTTAAAGAATTAATATGGTGTTCTCAAAATGTGGGCCGACAGGGACGCAATGGTCCAGTTACTCAAAATGCTGGTAAAGGTAAATCTCAAAATGACCCAACTGCCTCTCCTGTTACAATAGAAGAGACGCTTGGTGAGTGGCAATTAAAACTTAATGGACATGAACGTATTAGTAAGGATTCAAGAGATATAAAATATTTTACTAGAACCCAAGTATGGCAACACCATACAGGTTATGGTGGGTTACCCACCCATATTATAAGAGGATTAGAAGAGGATGATGGCGTACACGGTGATAATGATGTACCAGACCTGGACGGCGGCGCGCCCGGCACCAGTGGTGAGTTTACCACGTCGTGGCGGATAGGTGGAGGCGATTCTATTGCAGTATATTCATTTGCTCTTAAACCGGAAGATCATCAGCCATCCGGAACTTGTAATTTTTCAAGAATCGATAATGCTCAATTATGTGGGACAAACCTAAAAATTGATTGTTGTATGAATGCCGAAATAGGCCCATTAGAAACTGAGAAACACCCCACATTCGCGACCCCAGATTCGGACCACCGCACTATGAGACTTACTATATTTGCTGTCAATTACAATGTCCTTAGAATTATGAGTGGTATGGGTGGTTTAGCTTACAGTAATTAATTTTATTGTAGTATTTTTTATTAAAATATTTTATATTAATATATAAATGATTATTAATATTGACCAAAACGTATTTATAGTAATTGTAGCACAAATATTGTTGGGTATCACTTTATTTTGTAAAAAACCATCTCAATTATTTAATTCAGATGGTTCCGTAAAATCATATGGAACAGGTAAAGATCAAACATTATATCCTGTATTTTTAGTTATTTTAATTCCATCAATCATTCTATATGTTTTTTTAGTTACTAAAAATAATGAGTTTGTTTAGCTAAAAAATTTCTATTTAATATTTAATTATGAATAAACCAAAATTAACTGATATCAAAACTATAACTTTTTTTAACGATATTAATAAAAATATACACCTGGACAACCTTATAGAAGTTAAACCCAAACCTAAATTTACAGGTAAATTTGATTATCTATTAATACATTTATTAATATTATCTGTATTTATTTTATTTATTTATTTACTTTATAAAAGATATAAATCTAAGGAAATAAATAAATTAATATATAATCACAAAATAAATAAATTATATAATAATATAAATAACCATAATGGATGAATATTTAGATTTATTGAAAGTTTATTATAATGAAAAACAATTATTTTTAACGAAGGGGAAACATAAAAAATGCTCAGAATGTGAACATGATAAACAATTTATTGAAACCGGTGCCGAATTAATATTTAGCTGCGGAGACGTAAAATCTGACAAATCCAAATGTGGCAATAAAATTAGAATTGAGTTACCCATTTATACATCTGAAAAAGATCTAATTTATTTTAAAAATAGTTTACAAAAAACTATTAATTGGGAAGTCATTGATAAATATATAGACGTAAATTCAAAAGGTAAAGATGACAATATTGCTTTAAAAAAAAAGTATGATGATGAATTAAAATCCATAAAAGGTTTATTTAATAAATATAATCTTAAAAATACTGAATTAATAAAAGATAATTATAAAAAAATAACAAAATTAAAAAATGAATCAAAAATAATATTAACTGAAATGAAATTAATTGAAAATGAACCTAAAATACCACTCCTAAAAAAACAATATATTGAAAATTTAAATAATATTCAAACTTTAAATAGTGAAATTAGAGATCTAAATAATAATATTGAATATTATTTCATGACTGATGAACCCAAACTCCCTGCCAAAGGTTATAAACATGATTCACCTTTAAATAAAAAGGATAAAGATAAAGTAGAAGTTATAGATGATACATTCAAAGAAGGTGATGAAGTAAAATGGATGTCAGGGAAAAAAGAATTAACAGGTAAAATAGATAATATAACATCTAAATCATATATGATTTGTTGTAAACCGGATGGTAAAATGTATAGAGTTAAAAAAGAATTAGTCAGTTTGGATAAAGAAGAACCTGTAGAGACCGTAGAAGAACCACAGGCAGATGCACCAGCAGAAAAATCATTAGAACCTATTGTTATTTCAACAGGTTCTAAAGTGAAATGGACAAAAGATGGTAAAGATTTAAATGGTGAAATAGAAAGTATTACTTCTAAATCATATATTATTTGTTGTAAACCAGACGGAAAACTATATAGAATTAAAAAAGAATTAGTTAGTTTAAATGATTTACCTGAATCTGAAGCGCCTGATGTTGAAGATGAACCCGCACCTGATGTTGAAGATGAACCCGCACCTGATGTTGAAGATGAACCCGCACCTGATGTTGAAGATGAACCCGCACCTGATGTTGAAGATGATGTTGAAGATGATGTTGAAGATGAACCCGCACCTGATATTGAAGATGATGCCGCGCCGGATGTTGAAGATGTTGAGGTTGAACAGGACGAACCACCTGTCGAAGACAAGGAGTTAGTCATAGGTTCAAAAGTAAAATGGATAAAAAATAAAAAAACCTTAGAGGGAGTAATTGAAAAAATTACCCAAAAGTCTATTATAGTTTGTTGTAAATCTGCTAAGATTAACTATAGATTACCTATAGATACTAAATTTATTTAAATTAAATTAGATAGTTTCATAGCTCTAATCATTCTAGTCATACCAATACCACCACCTGAACGTTGAAAGAAATCTTTCTTAAGGAAATCTTCGAGTTCCTTTTCTACTCTTTCTTTTCCAAATTGTGCAAATAGAATATTAGCATATCCACCATCAGAGATAGTATTAAACATTTCTTTCATTTGAGATGGATCATTACTTCTTTCAGCAGATCCGATGGTTTCAATTCCATGAATAATAACATCAATCTTATTAGCATGTTCTTTGTCTTCAGTATGTTTCATATTCCAAAATGGAGATGTTCTGCGAGGAAAGTTTTCTAAAAAGAATGCTTTCCCAAAATCTCTCTCAATATATTCCTCATGAATATGATCTAATTCTTCTACATCATATTTCTTGGCAATATTATCATAATCATCTCGTGGATAAGTCATTGTTTCTCCTTCTTTATTAAATCCAAGATAATCTAGTAATTCCATTTCCACTTTTCTAAGTTCATCAATACCTCCCTTAAGTTCAAACTCAAACATTGGGAAAATCTTATCGTGTCTTCCCTCTACTGGATTAGGTTCATTTCTATAGGAAGTTGATAAACAAAAGAACCCATCCTCTTCAGGATGTTCAAGTAGATAATGTTCCAACCACATTTGACCTGTCTGTGGCAGAGGCCATAATTGACCATTATAATTATAAGTTGCAATTGTTGTAGGATCTTCACATGCTGCAAGAATACTCAATTTATTTTGAGTATGTACTTCTTTATATCCTTTTACATCTCTAAAGAAAGTTCTCATTTTACTAACAACTACATCAAAATTCTTATAATCAATTCCTTCCATTCTTTTTAAAATATATAGTAGATATTTTTTTAAGTAATTTAATTTTCTCGATAAATTATTTATTTAAAATAACTAACTCAAATTCAAATGATATTGTTAAATTTTCTAAAGTTAATTCCTTGCCATCCATATATAAATGTATTGTCAAAGTACTTAAATTTAGTGGATAAAATAAATGTTGAAAATTATGATCTATAAAATTTGATTTATAATATACAATCGAAGATCCTGAATCTGATCTAATTGGTAATCTATGAACAATATTAAAACCTTTTGGATTTTGTTTACATGCTTTGTATGGTATTTCGTCGACAACTATATCTATATATGTTCCAATAATTAATGATGGATGAGTGTCTGCTGGTCTATCGGTACCAGCTTCTAACATCCCTAATTTTGTAAACCCGCAGTCTTTCAATAATTGATTTTTGTTTTCGAGCAGATCCACGGTGATATCACTACTACCTGTATTTTTAATGGAATATTTTTGTTGTTGGGCGTTATATTTTAGATCCAAAGTGACGTTGTCGGAGAAGGAATTTATTGCATTTTGTAATGTATATATTGTATAATATCCGACATCTACCGTAATCGTGGAGTCCGAATGAGTGATTTTGTTATTTGCGTTGGTTATATTATAAACAGGAGATGTAAAAATACATTCATTCAATCTAAAACCTATTACGTTTTTTTTATATTGTATTCCCCCTGCTCCATTATTATTTAAATTAAATTTTAATGTTTTACTATCATGAGATATATCCTCTGTATCATTACTTGATAATAAAATATTTTCTCTATGAACATCTTTTAGAATTAATTTATCTATATCATATAAACCTTGTTCATTATTTTCACATTGAACTAAATTATTATCTCTATCTATAATATTATTTTCATTTACATAATTATTTTCATTCATTTCTACATCATCATCTAAAAATATATTATCCATTATTTCTTATATTTAGATTTTATTTCTTTAATTTGATCATTGAATACTTTTTTAATTTCAGGCTCAGTTGAATTTGGCATTTGCTTTCTAATTATTTTATATAATTCTTGTTCATATAATTTTTGGTTTTTTAAATAATCTATATTATCCAATTCGTCTTCATTTAATACGGAACCACTACTACTCAACATAGATGATAAAGGTTTTAAATAGTTGGCGGAGGATATCTTAATAGATTTCTTAGTTTTAGTTTCGGATTTGGATTTGGATTTGGATTTGGATTTGGGGGCGGATTTGGCTGTGGATTTGGATGTGGATTTGGATGTGGATTTGGATGAGGATTTGGATGAGGATTTAGTTTTGAATGTAAAATCAGATGATGATGGAGATGGTGGAGATGATGGAGATGATGAAGATGATGGAGATGATGGAGGTGATGAAGATGATGGAGATGATGAAGATGATGGAGATGATGAAGATGATGGAGATGGTGAACTATCTTTTTCATCTAATCCTAAACAATTTAAGATATTATTATTATAACCTTGAATATCTGTTTTTAGATAAGTAAAATGTACGCCATTATTTACCATAAATATTATATGACCTTTACCAAATTTTTCTTCGTGACCTTCTGATTGTTTTCCTTTGAAATCGGGAGTATTTATAAATCTATCAACTTCATATAAATCATCAATATAATTCATAAATGAATATATTGTAATATCAAATATACTTACAATACTATTTATAACTTCCTCTCTTAACCAATAACTACTAGTAATAGTCCCTGTATCTTTAATACCTCCTTTAATACTATTTACAATGCTTTTATTTTTATTTTGATTTTCTTTTATAAATTCCGCCTTTAGTTTTTTTTTAGTATATTTTTCATTTTTTGTATCCCAAATATATGTTGGCACTTCGTCTTCTCTTTCTATAATATGTATGGGATTACCATTAGGCATAATTTTGCCGGGCGCGGGTACATCTAATATAAATCTTCTAAAATGATTTACAACTTGCCTGGGTATTGTTATTTTATTATTCCTTCTATTATCAGATATAATTTGTTTTGGATCTAAATTTAATTTTTCTTTAATATTTTTAATAAATTGTTTTAAATTATCGTTTGTTTTTTCTCCTAAAATATAATAACTTTCTATTAATCCTTGTATAATACTGTGATATCCACAATTTCCATCATCATCAGTTGTAATTTCTTTAAAATGTTTAGATTTTTTTATAAAGGAATCTTTTTTAATTAATTCTAAATTATCATCTGCAAAATCAATATGACCACAACCTTCTATTGAACTAAATGGTATACCATGTTCGGATGGTTTACTAGAGGATTTAGTAGATGATTTACTAGATGATTTAGTAGATGGTTTAGTAGATGATTTAGTAGATGATTTAGTAGATGATTTAGTAGATGGTTTAGCAGATGATTTAGTAGATGATTTATTATCTATTATTTTTAAAAGTCCCTTATTATAATCATTAACCATATCATTAAAAGATCCTCCTAATTTTATTACATCGCTAATCATAGTAGCAGATTTATAATTTTCATATCGCTGATAAGCTTTAGAAGTTTTCAGTTTAGGATTGACTTGATTGTATTCAATAGTTTTATTTAGATTACTTTTATCTTTTAAAAATAATTTAATATCTTTAATTTTACTATAAGATTTTTTCGCTGTTTTAAGTTTTTTTTTATTTTTTGAATCAGATTTTTCTTTTTTATAAATAGATTTAGATAATGTTGTTTTATCAATATTAGATATTAATTTATCTATTTCATTTGTTTGTTCTGGACAACCTTTTTTAATCTCCACAAGTAATTCATTTACTGTCGACATTATATAAATTATATTATATTTTAATTATAATTTATCTTAAAAAAAAAGTTAAAATAATATTTTATCTTTTTTTGATTCTTTTTCTTTTTTTTGTTTGTTTTTTCCTAAGGATCTTTTTAGAAACGGTATTACTGTTTTTCTTTTTGCGTTGTGATTTTTCATTATTTTTTTTAAGGGATTTCTTTAATGAATTTACATAAAATGCAAATGGTTTAGATTTGGATTTGGGCATTATACATTAGAAAATATTTTTATTCTTTTTAATAATTCTGCTAAATAAGGCATATCATCTACCTTTTCTTTTTCTTTAATAACTGTTTTTTTTAAAATAACGTTTTGTAAATCGTTTGGATTTATTCTTTTGGGAGCATCTTCTAAACGCATTTTTTGTAAAACTGCTTCTTTAGGAATTCCCATTTTTATCATTCTATCATATTTAGAATTAATTGGTGGAGGTGGAGGTGGAGGCGGAGCAGTATCTTTAGATTTGCCCTTACCCTTTCCTTTATTAATAATTGGTTTGACATCATCAATAAAGCTATATTCACTTAAATATATAGGCATGTCTAATTTACATTGTAATAATTCCCAATGAAAATATAATGTATCATTCATTAACCATAATCCTTGTAGATGTATTATAAAACTCCCGTATGTATTATTTATAATTTTATCTATATTTTTTTTATTTTGATCATAAATTAAAATATCTTTTGTAATTTTTAATCTTAATAAATTATTTTTATTATATTTTTTAATAATATCATCAACATCATATTCATAAAAATTATTAATTTTATCATAAATAATATTTAAATTATCAAAAAATATTTTAATATTATCATCATTTTTAATATTTAAAAAAGACATATCAACATATTTTTTATTAATATTGTTATAAACATATTTTTCACCATATGGGATATACATTTTAGGTGTTTGTATAATCAAATCATTATTATTATATTTAATGGGTATTAGAGTGCAATATTCAGAATATTTAAGTTTTTTTTTGATATTTATATTTTTAGGATTAATTGTTTGATTATAAATCATTTAAGTATACAATAATAATAAGTTATATATACTTAAATATTATGTCTTGTATTATTTGTGGTGAATGTTTGAAAGGAAAATGTACTGCAAAATTAGACTGTCTGTGTTCTTATGAATATCATTATGAATGTATTTCCACAAGTTTGAAATATGATAAATATAATAAATGTCCATATTGTGGGGTACCAGAACAACTTCTATTACCAGTGAATGGTCTAAAAAAAATAGATGATAGAATTCATAAAGTAGATGAAAATAATCCATATAAAAATATTATGTGTCAATCTATTCTAAAAACAGGTAAAAATAAAGGTAATGAATGTGGTAAATATTGTAAATTAGGTTATTTTACATGTCAAAGACATACTAAATCGGTCCTTATAACTTAAAACTTTTATAATATTCTTCCATAGTTAAGTTTTTCTTCCAGCGTCTATTAAAATCTTCTACTAAATATTTTGATGAATAATTGTAATTGTCCATATTAATTGGATAATTATTATTCACATATGTTTTTGAATCTTTTTTGTAAGGAAATAAATTGGGTGGTTCCTTTACATATAATGAATTATCGTGTGAATCGATATTATGTTCAGGGATTTCTCTTGTTAATTCATAGAACTTTTTGATAGATTTTACTCGAACAGACTTACCATATGATCTATTTTCTCTATAATTATTTACTTTGGAAATACCTTCATAGTATTTTACGGTTGAAGTATAATTCCTGACGAATAGACGGAACATATTATTTATATTATATTTATAATTCTAAAACAATTTCAAATTTACTTAAATATAAAATTATTAATTATAATGTAAATATGGAGACTTGTTCTGTATGTCTAGAAGAAATTACAGAAAATCAAATTTTAAAAACTTTAAGTTGCAGACATAAATATCATTTTAATTGTTTTAAGAAAATGGTTTATCATAATAATAATTTTTATATTAAATGTCCAATGTGCCGCGAGGTAAATCATAATATTGAAAAACCTTTTATTAATGATAACAAACTAAATATTTTAAGTATGTGTCATATGGGTGTAGGTAAATTAAAATGTAATGGATATACATTAAAAGGAGAACGATGTAAAAATAAATCAACATTAATGAATTATGGTAAATGTCATATTCATAATAAGAATATGTTAAAGAAAGAAGATTATAGATTATTTAGCGATTATTTATATCATATATTATGTTCTAATTATAGATGGAAAACTAAAATTTATTTAATAGATGTGGGTAAAAAAATAATAGATAAATTTTTAAATGACAAAAGTGAAGTTCACGAGATATTACAATATTATTATAGATATTTAAATGATGAAGATTTCCATATTAATGAAGAGTTCTATATGAATGGTATTTATGAATATTATGAATTAGAGAAGGTTACAAAGAGTTGGGTAGATTATTGTATTAATAAAAATGTTATTATATAATATATATATATAATGTCAGCGGTAGTTGATATGATGGTCAAACCTATTTTAATGATGCCTCCTTTTTTTACTTTTCCACCAATAACAACAGCTATATGTGGCCTTGTAGAATTAATAAAAGGCGGTGAAATTGAAAATATACCAGGTATAGGAATACTTCTAAAATATGCACGCGAAAGCATATTAATTTTAGTATTATTAATAATTTTATATGTAAAATCATGGCAATATATTGGTCCTAAATTATGGCATTTTATTGAACAATATTTGAAGAACCGGACACCAAAACCAGGACGCCCTAACACACCAAATGTAAAAGAAAATGAGGGTAATCTGGCTAAATTCGCGAATTTTGTTACAGGGGGAGCTAGTGATGCTGTTAGACAAGGTGCAAACGATATTTCCGCTATACCCGCTTTGATAGCATTTTATGTGAAACTATGTTTGTGGTATATTTATCATAGTCTTTATAACGCGCTTTTGACAGGATTTCTACAAGTGCCTATTGATATAATGTCTTGGGATATGGAATCATTATCATTAGATTTTGATAATTTTTGGGCGTCAGAACATAATAGTTTCAGAGAAGATTGTAGAAGATTTGTAAATGGTAGTTATGCTGGTGATTATAGTTTATATGAAAAAGAAACCAATGCGTCATATACTGGAGATACTTATACAGGAAGTTTTAATGATAAATATGAACATTCACCTGATAAATATCTATGTACGCATGGTAATTATTGTCCAGAAATGTCAGATGTTTTCGGTAGAACTATGATGGGAAAAAATGCCTCTTTAACAAAAGACAAATCGCCCACAAATGGATATGTAAATGGTATAAATATAACAAGTGCCCCCAGAAAATATGCTGTATGTTGTGATAGTATTAAAGGTAGTGGAACATTAACAGATTGTGCGCCCCATTGTAAAGAGTTGCATCCGGATATTAATATAGATCTTATTAGTAATCCTTTCAGTTCTAAATATCCTTGGTCAAAATTGATAGATATAGCCCACCATCCACAAAGAAATATTGAAGAACCAATAAAACAGCTTGAAGTTAATTTTCCAGAGGATCATGCAGATGCTTTATGTCACCTGCACAATTTCTTTTATCATCATTGGCATAGTTTATGTACAGCTAAAGAACATATTCCGACCGGAAATGCTAGTTTCTTTTCGAAGGCGTGGGGTGCGGTAGAAGATGTGGGTGATGCGGCTTTAAGTTCGATGATACCATGTCCAGAAAGTTTTGGTTTCTATGAAATAAAAGATGAAGGAGATCATGGTGGTTGTGCGAAAAGCGTTTCAGAAATTATATCTGATATTGCCAAAGGCATTGACGAACTAAGACAAAATTGCAAAGAAGACTGTGAAAAAGAAAATAACGCACTTTTATTGACAAGAGGTTGTAATAGTAGTGATATGGAAAAGGCTCAAAGGTCTGCTCTAAGAAATAGAAATGATGTATTACTTTCACAATTACCAACTGACTATGAAGATAATAAAATAAAGGATTTGGCAATTAAAAGAACACCATGGAAATTAGGTGAAATACCTAATGAACTTAATCCTAATACTGAATATAACAGAGGACAACAAGTAAAAATATCAGCCAGTTTAACAATGGAAAATGGAACAGATTGTAGCAGACATGACTTAAGCGAAGTAGAATTAGATAATTGTTTTGGTCCTTTTAGACCCATGACACCAGAACAATATCCAGTATTATTTTATAAAATAACTAAAGATTTTATGGGATCTATGTTATGGACTCTATTAGGAATATTTGTATTCTTTATAATGCTTTATATTTTATGTCTCTTTAATTCAATAGGCAGAGCAGCATATAAATTAAATGAAAATGCTGGTATGATTGAAGGAGGTATGGAAAGTACAGGTATGAATATGGATAATATTGTAAAAATGATTAAATAATTAATTACTGGTCACCACCCCTGGATTTCCAAAATGACTAAACAACCATGTATATTCACTAGTATTTTTTCCATCATTTAATACCCCCGGAGCATCATATGGATAATTTAATATTTTTGTTAATGAATTATTATTCGATATACACGCTTCTGGTATATTATTATTTTCTATAGGGTTTCCATTAGAATCCCATTGTTTTTCATTATATTTATTACAAAATGACGATGAATATAAATTTTTAGTATTTTCGGATATATAATATTTACTTAAATTATCTAATTCAAAAAAATTATATGTTTTATTTTTAATATCTTTAAAATCTAATATTTTATTATTTGTTACATATAAATTATTTAAAGTATTCTCTAAATCTTCATTTACCATATCTTGATTTAATAATATGCCTTTGGAATGGTCAACTTGTCTTACATCATATGTATTTAATATATTATTTGTAGCCCGTTCATCTATATTTAAATAATTTAAATAATATTTATTATTTAAATAGACTAAATCCATTACAAATTTAACTGAATAATAATTTTTAACATCATGTAACATAGATATTGTTATTATTCTATAATTATTTTTATCATCTTTGATAATATATAATCCTTCTATATCATTTACATAATATTCATTTTTTTGTAATACATTATTTAATTCAGATATTACTCTTTTTAAAATATTATTTACTTTAGTTTTCAAATCAGTATCTATTGTTTGTCTATTCAGATAGCATTTTGATTGAACATTGTCCAAAACAATTTTGTCAGATGTTTTGATATCATTTAATACATTAAAGAATTTAAATTGAGGATCATTAAAATCCGTTGTATCAAAATTTTCAACTATCTTATTATTCAAAGAACTATTTGTTTTGGATTTCTTAAAAAAATGATAACATACAAATAATGATATTATAACTATTAATGGATAAATATATCTCATATATATATATATAATTTATATTTTATTTATTTTATTGTTATTAAAATACTTCTATTCAATCTTATAGTTATTAATAAAATCTTCAATAAAACCTTTACATCTAATGAGTTGTTCTTGCTTGCGGGCCCCTGTTATTAATATTTTACCTTTTTCAAATGCTGCAATAGTCACTCCTTTGCATTCACCTTCTCCATCGCCTGTCCCTTTACCCTTACATATTTCAGAACATCTGCATATGCCTGAATTACCATTATTTGTATTAAAATAATATTTAATATTAACACCAGGATACCAATCAGGTTCGTAAACTGAATAATATCCTGCATCCACTATTTTATCTTGTAATAAATCTCTATCTATATTTTTCTTAATATCAAAATCACTATTCATCATTACAATTCTGTAATTATTGATTTCGTTGACATCACTATCAAATATCTCTTTGAAAGTATTAAACATAGGAATTAATTTGTCATTTAATAATTTAGAACCTTGTTCTTCATATTTTAAACCAGTCATTTGAATTTTCCCATTATTAAAGAATTTTACATTTATTAATTTATTATCATAATAACAATGTAATGTTAATTGATTAAAGAATGTTCTTTTTGCTTTTTCTTTTCTTTTCTTTTTATCATTCTTTTTAGCATATCCTTTATAATTATTATCACCATGCTCGGTATATTTTATAAAATCATCAATAGATGTTTGTGAATATAAATTTTTTAATTCAATATTACTATTTAGTTGAGTACAAGCAGTCATTGTTGATAAACGGAGTCCTTCCATTCTTTAAGTATTACAATTAATTATATTAATATTTCTTTAAGTATTTTCAAATTTAAAATTTCTATTTAAAAATAATTCCATAAGAATTATAACATGTATAAATTTATCATAAATACAGAAACACCAGATATATATTCATCGATTTTATGGTATATCTCTAAACTTAAAAATGATAATAAAGTCTTTGGTTTTTCTAACGATGGTTTGAATAGAGATAATAATGATGATAAATATATTGATTTTTTAGCATATAGTGATAATATCACATTTACATATAAGGAGTTCCAAATTTCTCTAAAGAAAAAAAGGATTGATAATGCACAATTCTCAATGGGAAGACATGAATTATGTTTTTTTGAAGAAATGAGTTTGACCTTAGAGGACGATACATTATATTCCGAAGCACAAATCAAATTAATTAAAGATTTCATATTAGAATCTAAAGAATTATTTGATAAAAATAAAAGATATACTGATTCATTAGATAAATTAATATTATATTCTTATTCAGATGGTTATTGGGATGATATAAAACGAATTAATAAAAGAAAATTAGATACTATTATTTTAGACCCGGATATAAAAAAAAATATTAAATCAGTGATTGACCGATATAATAATGAAGATCTTAAAAATAAACTTAAGAGTTTTGGTATTAACCACAAGCTAAATTTAGTATTATCTGGATTACCCGGAACTGGAAAATCTAGTTTAATGATATGTATTGCGTCCATATTAGATAAAGATCTAGCAACTGTTGATTTTAATGATAAAATAACTGATGCAGGATTTATAAAAGCATTGAACCGTATGCCGAGCGATTGTTTATTCGCTTTAGAAGATATTGATTCATTATATATAAATAGAGATAAATCCCTCGAAAATAACAAAATTTCTTTTAGTTGTATATTAAATTTCTTAGATGGGATGTATTCTAAAAGTGATCAAGTTACAATCATAACAACCAATCATTTAGATAAATTAGATAAAGCTATCATAAGACCAATGAGAATAGATAAAATATTTAAATTTAGTTATTGTAGTAAATATCAAAGCGAAACTATATTTAATATATTCTTCCCAGAATCAAATATATTTGAAGATATTTTTAAAATAATTAAGAATAAAAAATATACCACCGCCATGCTACAAAAGTGGTTCATAACTTATATTTATGAACCAGATGAATTATTAAACAATATTAAAATATTCGAAGAATTAATCGATGTCAGTTCTGATAAAGATTATAATATGTTCACATAAATTCAAAGAACATATATATTTATTCTTAAATTATAAATTATAAATTTGAAATAGTAATTTCAATACATTTATTATTCAAACAAAAACAAGTTCATTCTTCAAGAACTTAATTCACATCACAGAACATATATTATTCTTAAATTATAAATTATAAATTTGAAATAGTAATTTCAATACATTTATTATTCAAACAAAAACAAGTTCATTCTTTAAGAACTTATTACATACTCATAACTAAACAACAAACACCTATAATATGGTCATAGCACTTCCTATTGTAATGGCTGCAATCTGTGCTAAAAATCCATGTTCCTCATGCACAGATACAATCAATAATACTACACCAGAACAATTACTATCTATTCCCAAATATAGTAAAGGCGAAACCGAATGGACTGATGACGATCTGATTCAATATACTGTACCTTATAGGATTGATAAAGCAGTATCAACCAAAAATATCTCTATTGTAAGAAAACCTGTTACATACCAAACTGTGCCATGTCATAACAAATTTAATAAGAATTCTGCTAAATCCCTGCGTCGCCGAGGTGCACTGTTTCAACCAGGCCGTACCAACTGTAATCAACGCACTCTCCGTTAAACTACATATAATATAATAAAAAGTAATAATAATAATATTTTTTTTATGTTTTTATAAATATTATAAAATATTATTTAATTATAATGGAAAATGAAAATACTGAATATAAAGATGGAGATCACAATTCATTTATAGAATATGTATTCACTGAAGAACCAAAATCCCCTAACACTATTAAATTAGAATTAGGTTCTCCTCTGGGGAGTAATAATATTAATAAACATATATTTGAACAATTATTACAGATATTCACAGATGGCATGAAATATCTATATTCAGATGATAATAAAAAAATTGATATAGCATCTCTAGAAATTGATTCAATTATAAAAATGAAAGATTATTTTACATCCTTCGGAGTTGAATTAATATTTGATATATATAATCAACAAAATTATATTATTAAACCATATATTTATAATAGTCCTGAATTATATAATAAAAGTAAATCTGTTAATGATTTCTATTATGAAATCCCTTTGGAAAAAGACAATAATATGTTAGTTTATAGAATATCTTTTAATTTATAAATTAACTATATAAATGTTTGTAAAATTCAATTATGACGATTTTCCAAATGTCCATGCAACTTTTGGCAAATTGAATTCAAATAATGACTTCAAAATATTAACAAATGAATGGTTAAAATTATATGAACAAAAGAAACCTTTTACATTTATTTTTGATTCAAGTAATTTGGAAGTTTCAAATATAAAATATAGTTTTAAAATGTCTGCATTTATTTATAGATTAAAGAAAATGCCAGTTCAATATTTGCAAAAAAGTATTATAATAGTTAATAATTCATTTATACAATCATTATTAGATTTAATATTTTATATACAATCCCCAGTAGCGCCTGTATATATTATTAAAGATCCTAATAATGTTCAAAAAATACTAGATAATTGTTTTGATGATATTGAATATAAATATATTATCTAGACATTTGTACAATTTTATAATAAATAAATAATCCATAGAAATTCTTTGAAATTATATCTAAAATATTATAAGATATATTTTTTGTTTTAATATCTGTCATTGCTGCTACACCATACAGTCCCCATACAACTAATAGAAATGTAAATAATTTTTTACCTAATATTGATTTGTTAGCATATTCTTTATATATTAAATCAAATGATAAATAGAAGAATATAAATCCAAGGGTAATACCTATTCTTTTATCTATGACACCTGCTTCTCCTAAAAATCCACACAATAACATTAATCCATTATAAATAAATATTTTAAATATATTTGATTTATTGTCTTTTAAGAAATCTATCATTTTGAAGCTGGTATCTAAATTTTTATCTTTTAATTCTTGATATTTCATAAATACAATAGTAGATGTTAACATAATTGGTGTTGAGAAAACCCAATCTATATATCTTCTGGGCGTGACACTTTTCAGATTATGAATAGCGAATATGACCCATATATAAAAACAAGATTCAATTATTTGGACTACACCTTCTAGGAGAAGTATTTCTTTAAGAACATAATCGCTATCTTTAATCTTTACAAATAATCCCCCAAAACTAACTATAGTTGTTATAATTTGGACTACCAAAGAAAAATATATGGTTTTAGAAACTAACGTATTTGTTTCAAGTACCATTATAAAATATTAGATATTTTTATTTATAATAATATCAATATATAAAAAAAATATTTAGCTAAATATGTATTAAATTATATTAAAGATTTCTAAGTTTATCTCCTAATGAAACAGAGGGGTTAGAAACTACTGCTTTTTTAGCTCTATAATTTATTTCATCTTCATTATCACCGTATTTCTCGAATGTATATATTTTGTCGGCATAATTAAATTTATATGCTAATTTAGTGCAAGATTTACAACAGTGTGTTGTTTTTAGATCTCCTGTTTTACCATACCTCCATATATAAATATCATATTTATTTTTCTTATCGTATTTGTTACAATATTTAATTGCTTGTTCTTCAGCATGACAAGTTATTTTAGAAGAATTATTACCATTCGCACGACATGAACCACTTTTAACAATATTCTTTTGTTTTCGGTCGTAAAACGCAATACAGGACACACACACCGCACACAGCGCGACAATAAAGATGACTGATATCTTGATTATTTCGCAAATTCAAAGGGATCTCTGACAAGATAAAGTTAGACATTATTTAATTGAAGTACTTTATATATTTGTTTATTAATAAGTTTGAAGAAGATAAATGTTCAGATATAAGGTTTTTAGATTAGTATTTAATAATACTATTTTAAAATTTCAAATTTATTTGCCGTATATCTCTTTAGATCTTTTATATAAAGGTGTTCCTTTTTTGATTGCTACGAAACCTTTAATACCTAATTCTTTTCTTGCTTTGGCAACGGCACCGAACCATGATACTCCTTTATTAGGTGATAATTTTTTTCTCAAGGTTTTTCTAGGTCCCTTGTTGGCAGTTTTTCTCCGCGATTTCTTCGATAAAGATTTAGGTTTCTTAACACGAACAGAAAATCTGTAAGCAGTAGATCTAGATTTTTTTGAACGAGATTTTTTAGGCGGCATGTTTTTATAATATATAATAGAAAAAAATTTTATCAAAAAGGAACAAAAGAATTAGATAAATCTACAGCCTCTCCCATATTTGGAGAAGGATATCTTTCTGAATTTAAAGAGATAATTCTTTTTTCAAACTTATTATCATTATGAATAATTAATATTTGTGGTTTTCTATATTTATTATATCCACAATCATCTTGTTTACCAAAAGCTCTACTCATACCAACATCAATTCTCCATAGTCTATCATTATACATTGAATTTAAATATTTATCTTCCATAAATTGTGGAGTATGTGAAATAACCATACCTTTTATGGGAATTAGTTTTTTATTTTTTTTATTAATTAATTCTATTAAATTGTTAAACATTTTCAAATTATTATCTGGATTATCATCTTCATCATAATCTTCCCCGTAAATTCTACACCAAAATGGAGACATATCATCATCCTTTCTAAATATTTCATCAAATAATTCAGATTCAACGGAGGTTTCTGTTTTTAATAACCATTTGCTAACAATTTCATTAATTTCAGCAATAGTATATTTATCTATTAATTGTAAACTTAATCCTCCATGAACAAATATATATGAACCAATAATAATTATACTTTTTTTCTTTTCAGCATATAATTTAGAAATATTACTGCCTCTTTCAAACGCTTTAGTTCTATGCCAATAACCTAAGGGATATCCATCATTAGTTAATTTAGAAGTTCTTTGATTTTGAGGAACGAATTCTAAAAATTCCTTTGGTGATACATACCTAAAATCCTTATCCACATTCATTAATTCATGATTACCTAATAATCCTAATACTCTGCCACCAACTAATTTAGCTTCTTCATCTAATCTTAAAAATAACTTTATAATTTCCATATTACTACCTTCATCTTCTAACACGACCTCATTCTCCTTGACACAATTATTATCTGCCCATTCATCTGGTCTGCATCTATCTATTTGATCTCCTAATTGAATAACCCACGAATCATTGCCACACCAATGAACATTATTAATATCGTTTATAGAACTATTTTGAGGTATTAATTCAGCCAATTTTAATACTTTTAAAGTGACCGTCAAATCACCGTGCAAATCACCTATACATACTAATCTATTAACGGGAGGGTATATTCCAATCATATCATAACGAGGATCTAATGATTTTATTTCTTTTTTAACTTGATTAACAGAATTTTGTTGGATGGTATTCATTTCATGTGTTTTGACGGCATTAGTTTTTTCTGCTATAGTAGTTGGTTGTGATAATCTTCTTTTATGAACATTAACTTTAGGGGGACCAGATTTGGATTGATTTGATTGTAAATTACCAGATACTGAATTTCTCCTTTTATAATCTTTATCATTATCTATTGAAAATGACTTAGTATCTGTTGGTTGTTGTTGTTTTTTTTTTAATCTATCTATAATAAAAGATTTTAATAGTATTAATAAATCTTGTCTGTTATATTGTTTTGTTTTATCAATTAATTTATATTTTAAACAAAGATTAATTATTTCATCATTTGATAATTTATCAAAATCAATACCATTAAATATCATATAATATTAAATTAACTTTATCTTAAAATATAAACTAATATATATATTGAATTATGGATGAAATACGCATTAGTTGCTGCAGTATTTATTGCTATTAGAGATGTATTTTCAAGTAAAATAGCAAGAAAATATAACTATATTGATTATATAGTTCATGCAAATATTTTAGTATTTTTAGGAACTATGGTGTATGTTTTATTTACAAAAAAGAAAATTAAAATAATAGATAATTATAGTGATTTATTTACAATAATTCTTAGATTATTCATAGTATATTTAATAGTCGAACCTTGTATATATAATTCATTTAAAAATACAAATAATCCTTCAAAAGCCTCTACTGTGATTAATTTAAACATAGTAGTTTTATTTTTGATAACAATAGTATTTTTAAATAAAAAAATAGATTTTAAACAATTTTTGGGTATAGTATTAATATTAGGTGGATTTTTTTGTATTAGATGAGGATAATATATTTCAACAATTTATTTCTAACCACTTATTTATGTGACCCTTGCTAGGTTTGTTACTTTTATTCCAATCCATTAATATAATGTTTTTTTTTGTACATAATAAATCATATGGAGTAGGTATATAATTAATGAATTTTTTACCGTGTGTGGCGCTCATAATAGACGCCATAATGGATTGAAATGATTCATATTGCGTTTCACCTTCAGTAGGTTGGACACATAATTTAGTAATAGGTTCATTATAGTCAATACTACTATCATTATTATAACTAAAATATATCATATCTCTGTTTTTCTTAGAACCTGTGACTAATGGATTATCAATGACATAATCTTTAATCATATCAATATTTTTATTAATTAACCTAAAATCATTCAAATAATCATTACAGGAAGCGTATTCATTAATACCTTTTTTAATATCTTTTTTTTCTTCTTTAAAATAATAAATAAATAGTTCTAAAATTTCTGGATCAGATTCAATTAAATCTAATGTTTTTTGGGCGCATACTTGTGTGTTATATGCCAATACATTAAATTTATCAATATCAACTTGAGATTTAATAGTTTGAGGTCCCACTTCTTTAAAATCATCGGTATTATTAAGAGTAATAAAATATGCAAACATTTGACAGAACCCTTGAGTATTTACAGATTGATAAAGATTATATGGATCATATATTTTGTCATTCAATAAAGATTTATAATGTGTACAGGACGATGGTTTATAAAATATAACTTTATCCATTATATGAATATATTCATATATTTAAATAAATTTAAATAAATTTTTCAAATTTTTTTTGATGGAGATTTCTTTTTGGATTTCTTTTTGGATTTCTTTTTTGATTTCTTTTTTGATTTGACTGTGGGTTTTGATTTAGGAGTTTTTTTTAAGGGACTAAATTTAGTAATTAAGGAATAATACAATACTAAACATTCTTCCGGTTTTATTCGTTTATTATAATCAGGATCACACATTCTTGAGAATAGGTTAAATAATTCTGTTAAAAATGAACTATTTTTAATAAATTTTGATTGATTATAATCAATAAATAAGTATGGTATCATAATACCTAAACTAAATACATCAATCATAGAGTATAGTTGTTTATAATTACTTTTTGAATCATTTTTTAGAGAATGTTCAGCACAGCCTTTAAAATCATAACCTAATAATTTATATATTTTGGCACCTTTATCGTAATGTTTTCTTTTTATTATTTTTAATAATTCTTCAGGTGATTCATGTTTAGGGGAATGTGAATAAATATATTCAACTGGATACCACAAATAATATCTCCGGTTATTTAATTCAGATAAAGACCTATTCTTAAAATGCGTATAATCATTTAATTCAGATGATAATCCAAAATCTATATATTTGAATACATTTTTATGTAATACAATATTGTTTACTTTAATATCTAAATGACTTATATTATTCTTATATAATTCATTCAACCCAATAAATAATGGTTCCATTTTTAATAATAAAATATACATAGATTTATCGATATTTTTTTTATTATTTAAAACTTTCTGAACAAAATGATCTTCAAATGTATCACCACCATACAATCCGACCATCATATTATTAGTTTCATTAAATTTGTCTTCATAGTATTTTTCCATACATTTTAAAATATCTTTATCATAATTTTTAAGAATATTACCATAGAGGGGTGCCTTACAAAATTTATCATATATTAATGCCCAATCATTATAACCTTTGATTTTTTTTATTAATCCATTTATTTTTCTTTCTTGATTAAGATATTTATCTGATTTTGATCCATAAACTATTTTAGATATTTTAGTATTGTCAACACTATCTTTTGAGTTTGCGCATGGAATATTTGGTTGAAATATACAAGAACTTGACCCGGTTGCTAATATTTTCGCGCCTTTCCCTCTATTATCACTTATAGATGTTTCTATATCCTTATTAATTAATTTACCGCCATACATATATTATATGTAATATTTTTTATTTGTTTATACAGATAAAATAAAATATTATATTGAAATATTATGGATAATAACAATTCTATTTTCGTCCAAGCAAAAATCGAATATACACACCAATTAGTAGATACACTAAAACCAAGTTTGTATGATGGTTTAAAATCTATTTATGATGATGCAAAAGATTTATATAAATCTAATTCTTCAACATCATTATTATTTATTTTTAGAACATTATTAGAAAAAATACCAGAATGGAATAATGAATTAATTATAAATGAAACAGATAGAATTATAGAATGCTCTAAATGTGATTGGTTAGATGAATTAGTAACTGCTGTTTATATTAGTCATACTAAAATTTTAATGTCTATTGGCAACAGTAATTCTAATAAAATAAATTTAACAATACCTAAATTAATAAATTTTGTACACAAATGCTATATAAATATAGCTAGAGAAATATGGAAAAACCCATTATTATTTTCAGAAGATATATCTGGATATGAATATCAAAAAAATATGAATGTTATTGAAAGTATTATTTGTAATTGTATAGAAAATACAATTAGAATATCATTACCTGTTAAAGAAATTCTCAAAGAACATTTAGATATTAATGAAAATAAATCAAATGGAGCATCTAATGAAAGCAAATTATTAAATGAATTAAAAGATTTATTATTAAATAGTAAAAAACAAGATTTAATTGAAAATAATACTGATGATAAAGACACTGATGATAAAGATACTGATGATAAAGATACTGATGATAAAGATACTGATGATAAAGATACTGATGATAAAGATACTGATGATACTAAAATAGATGAAAAAACTGATGGTACTAAAATAGATGATAATGATAATTTGAAACCTAAAAATGTTTATATAAATGATAGTGATTATGAATCACCTGATGAAGATGCTATCAATGAGAAAGTAGAAAACATAGAAATAAATGATATCCCAGATATCTCTAATACTGAAAATGTCGTTGAAACCGTATATGATAACCCAAATATTATAGATAATCCCCAAAAAGAAAATGATGAATTATACCAGAAATTAATAAAAATAAACGAAAATAATATAGATCTGCCTGATTCAGATAACCCCATCAGAGTAGAAAAGGTAGAAAATTTAATTAATAAAGATATATTAGAAGTTAAAAATGAAGACATATCAAAAGAACCAGATATACTATCAGATCCAATATCAATTGAAGATGAACTTAAAAAACAAGAAAGTGTAAGAGGGTATGATAAAATTCAAGATATTACTAAAGAAGAAACTAAATCAAATAAAGATACTGGGGAACAAATTGTAGTCGACCCACAAAAAGTAGATAAACATAATAAAAGAGACTTGACTTATATTGAAGACATTATAGATCCTCAAACTGTATCTAAAGAACAAACTGAAATAGTTTCAGTTGATAAAAGAGATGATGATACAGAAACTATTGATTTATTTTATAATGATTTAAAAGAAATATCTGATAAAAAAGGTTTAACAATGGAAGCTGTTGATGAGGATAAATACACATTATTTGATGATTTATAAATGAATAATAACATTATTTGATGAATTATAAATGAATGATCACATTATTTGATTATTTATAATTGTATATAATTTATTTTTGTATTTTTTATATATTAATATGTTATAAAAAAATGAATAATAGCATTGTTATGGATATTATATTAAGTTTATCATTAATATTTATATATTATATATATACCAAAATCGATAAAGAAGTCAAATTAATTAATACTAGACAAATGATTGCCTTATTTATAATTAATATGGTTATATTAAATATAATTAAATTATTATTTACATGTAATGTTTCATCTGTTAATAATAAATGTTCTATACCATTTCATGACAAGCCTCCATTTTAAATATTAAAATTTATAATAAAATTTCTTAGGAAAATTCTTCTTTTTAGTTCTAAATTCTTTAAATATTTCATTTTGAATAATACTCAATGGTAAACAATTATTAGCGTATTTGGCAATAGATACATACATATCAAAATTATCTTCTAAATAATATAGTTCTAAATTATTTTTACCCAATGTGAATGAATAAATAAAGTCTATAATATATTGTTTGTCTTTATAATCTATATCTTTATCGTAATTTAGTTCATCCAATATAGTAATAGATAATCTAGATAAATCAAAATTATAATTTGGTTTTATATCATATTCATCATTATTTTTTTTATATAAAAATGTATCAATAGGATATTTATATTGTCCATCTGCTTCTCCATATTTACTAAAACAATCACTAAAAAATAATTTATTTTTGAATGTAAATATTGCTCTTCCGAAATCTATAATTTTGAATATATATCCAAATGTAGGTACTTTAAAATATATATTATTAAATTTATAATAAAGATATGTTTTATCTGTGCGCTGATACATAATATTATCAATATGCAAATCATTATGAGTAAATAGAAAATGTTTTTGTAGATATGCCAATCCATATGACACTTGGAACAAACAAGATAAAATTAATTTATCATTAAAATTATCTGTCAATATTTCAGATAATAATCCATCTAATTTTTCTATGAAAAATAGTTGACACGGCATATTTTTGACCACTGAAATATAATCATTATCATCTTCTGAATCAGAGTCCATATAAATATCCATTTTAAATTGATCTCCTAGATTTTTATGAAACCACGCTTCCTCTTTAAATTCATGGTAATCTTCTGAAATATCAAAATTATATTTTTTCATTATACCATTCACAGAACCATAGTATATAGGAAAATTAGGTAAAATATCATTTTCACTTAATTCTGAACATATAAATGAAAAGAAAGTATCTATATATGCTGTATTATTCATACTATTTATTTTTTCAGATGTATTAGCATTATAGTTTGACGGTAATAATGGATTTCTATGAACTAAATTATTATAGTTGTTTTTAATGAAATATAATGGCTCCAATATTGGTATTATTTTACAAAATATTTCTAAATTTAGTAGTTTATGTTCTTTAGAATCATAAACAGTACCGTTTAATAAACAATTAGAATGATAATATTTAAATTTAGTAAAATCTGATAATTTATGAATATAATATCTCCTTTTTAAATCAATATATCTATGTGAATTTTTTGTATTATAGATGTGAAAATATAACGAATACAAAGGATTATATACTTGTAAATTACTCATATTAAATAGTTCAGAGCATGATTTATATAAATTATTTATTAATTTTTTATCCCAAATATATTTATTTACATATAAATCTGACATAGTTATAAAAATTATTTAGAATTATTTTGTTATTTAAACTAATTATCATCTTCATCTTTATTCATACCTAATTTAGAAGCAAATTGTTTTCCAGTTGTATTCATGAATTGTATAGCATCTTTAGTACATTTTTCATTTAAATATACATTTTCAGTTGGATTTATCTGTTTATATAAAATTAAGATATCTAAGATATGTTCAAAATGTTCTTGAGGTAGATTTTCAAACATAATTATATATATATATATTAAAAATATATGTTTTTAAATATTAAATAATTTATATTAAATATTATAATGACTGAAATACAATTAAAGAAGTTTGATATGTCAGATATTAAAGATGATAAAGTTGTAGTATTAATTGGTAAAAGAGACACAGGAAAATCATTTTTATGTAAAGATATATTATATCACCACCAAAATATACCTGTGGGTCAAGTTATTTCAGGAACAGAAGGTGCTAATCAATTTTATAGTAAAATAGTCCCTAAATTATTTATTCATGGAGAGTTCGATACTCAAATAGTTCAAAATATGATTAAAAGACAAAAAATTATGATTGATAAAATCAATGCAGGTGATACTACTATAGATCCGCGTTCATTTCTAATATTGGATGATTGTTTATATGATAATACATGGGCAAAAGACAAGTATATGAGGTCAGTATTTATGAATGGACGTCATTTCAAAATGTTATTTTTATTAACTATGCAGTATGCTTTGGGTATTCCTCCAAATCTAAGAACAAATATTGATTATGTATTTATTCTAAGAGAAAATTATGTTAGTAATAGAAAAAGACTGTATGAACATTATGCTGGCATGTTCCCATCATTTGAAATGTTTTGTCAAATAATGGATCAATGTACTGAAAATTATGAATGTTTAGTAATAAATAATAATGCCAAATCAAATAAATTAACTGATCAAGTATTTTGGTATAAAGCAGTCCCACATGATGATTTTAAAATAGGAGCGCCATCTTTCTGGGAATATTCCGAAAAAAATATATTAAAAGAAGGTGAAAATAGTCAAATAAGTTCTGGATATAAAAATAAAATATTAGTCAAAAAAAATGATTTATATTAAATTTCTTGATATCCCGGTGTTAAATTACCATCACAATGTTTAATGGCCGGAAATCCTTTCACTTCGGGAGGACAAGCTCCTTTATCTTTAGCACAATCTATATAAGTATGTTCAATACCTTTGTCCTCTAAATATTTCTTTTGCTTTTTGGTCCATCCACACCAATCAGCCCCATATACAATAGGTTTACAACTATTATCGCTATTATTACTATTATTATTTGCCGCACTCTTATTAACTATTCCAGCGCCGGCCGCATCATTATTATCCATATTACCTTTACTAAATTGTGAAGGACCTGCCCCGGGGAGATAATTAACAACATCTTTGAGATTAGTTAAACCGAAACTTTTAAGAGTTGAATAATCTCCTTGTAATGTTTTAGGTATTTCTCTTCCATATGGACCTTGAGCACTGACATATAACTGCTCACCTTCTATATTCCCTTTTAATACAGTCTTCTCAGGACCACCCATTGAATTAACTCCTGATAAATCACAATCTCTGCTAGCACTATCATTAGGATTACTTGCCGGTTGTCCAGTCCCGCGACCACATGTATCACCAAGACTGTTTACAGAATTATTATTACCTGACCCGGCATCACACCCTTGACCTTCAATTAATTTACTGAACATTTTAGTATTGCAATCAACAATAACAAACCCAACTAATACTAATAAAAAAATCAACATAAAATCACGTTTTTTACCAATATTTTCGATACTCTTAAAAATATTTACCATTTTATAATATAATATATATATTTTTTTTATCTTAATTATGAAATTTAATAAATCATATCCTCTAATTTCCAATATTCATATTTTCCATTAATAAATCTTTTTAAAATAAATGGAATTTTTTTATCATTTAATTCTTCGAGTGCAATATCATAAATATTATCATATTTACTATAATCCTTAATCAATGGCAAACATCCTGATTCTAATTGTTCACACCTTTTTGACAATATTTTTGTTTTCTCATATTTACTTAATACTTTTGAAGATTTATTATGTTTTTTAAAATTAATATAATTTTTTTTAAAAACATTTATATCTTCCATATTTTCTACAATATGTTCTTCGACACCCATATCAATATCATCATCAGATTCTCCCGGTTCCAATTCAATATCAACCGATTCAATAAAATTTTGAGGATCTATAATATCGTCATCTTCGTCCATTTATTATAATATAAAAAATATATTTAAATAAATTCAAATTTATTAATTTATTTATTAATTAATTTATTAATTTATTTATTCGTCCATTTTTGTCCACAGTAATTACAACTATAAATATATTTCATATTTTCTTTATCATATTTTATATAAATTATATCTGACATTTTTTCTTCAACTATAGATATACATTTAGAATTAGGACATTTAATATTCTTATTATGAATATGGGGTAAAGTCAAATCATAATTAATAAATTTATTATTATTTATACTCTCGCTCAAATCTATGTTAAAATCATTATCATAAATTAGATTTTCCTTATAATCTACTTTATTCGCACATGCTTTACAATATAAATATAATTTAGATGTATCTTTATCCAAATAAATATACATAGAATTATTACAATTATCACAGAATTGATTTTCCATTATATTATTACTATTATAAATTATTTATTAAATATATATTTCAAATTTAAAATTATTATTCTAAACTAATATTAATCTTATTACAAAATTCTTTAAAATTATTTAATAAATTATTATAATTAATTGAATAATTAACTGCATAAATTGAAATTAGTATCTTTTTAGAGTCAATATCCTTATATTTTAAAATATTATTATAAATATCTTTATAATTTTCATTAAAATTTTTACAAATGGCATCTTTAAAAACTATAAATTTCGGTGGGATATCTAAATAATTTTTTATTAATAATGAATTAATATTCTCAAAAAATATTATATCATTATAATTATTAATAATATCAATTTGATGTTTATTTTTCTTATAAAATCCTGGTTCATTTAATAGTGGATCACAATCTAATAATGATTGTATTGATAATAATACAGTAGATACATCCATTATAGTTGTCCATCCTGGTCCCGACCAGGTTCCTAATATTGATAAACATACTTTACCATATCCAGATTTATGTGATTTTACATATAAATTTGGATGTATTCTTACATTACCTCTGGACACATATGAAACATCTGGTGGAGAATATGGATAATTTTTAGGAAAAGTTATATTAAAAAATAAATATCCTCCTTCATATAAGGTGTTTTTAGGACCTATAATCATAGCATGCGCTTCTAACATATTTTCTTCATTAAATTCTATATATATACCATGATCATTTAATTTATAATGTTCGATAGATTTTATATCTTTATTAAGAATTCTTTTAATAGCTTTATTCATAATAATATAATTAATATTACAATATTTATACTTAAATATTTTATAAATTTGATAATTAAATTTATATATCTCAATAAAAAATCTATATTTAAAAATAAATTTGATAAAATTAATATATTTATAGAATTTATTAAATGGATCAATTATCTAATTTCTTATCAAATAAAAGAAAAGGTAATAATCAAGAACCTACACATATTGTATATGATAGTAATTCAAGTCTAAGAGGTTCATACAATATTGAATCATCAGAAATACCTAAACTATTTGATATAGTTGAAAATATAAGAGGTACAGGATTAAATGTGTCGTTGTTAGAAAGATTAGGTGATATATGCCCATTAATTATTGATTTAGATTTCAAATATAAAGATAATATTAATTGCAGACAATATACAACTGAATTTCTCAAACAATTATCTATATATTTATATAAAAAAATTAATGAATTATATAATTTAACTTCTGATAGTCAATCCCATATATGGATTATGGAGAAACCTAATATTTCTGAATGTGATAAACCACAATATTCTAAAAAAGACGGTATTCACTTAATATTCCCTGATATTGTTGCAGAAAAATCGGGTTATATTAAATTGATGGAAACTATAGTATCTGACAAAGATATTGTAGATACATTATTCAAAGATTATAATATTTCTGTACCATCTAATGATATTATAGATATTTTTGATACTCATATATATAAACCGGGAAATTGGTTCATATATGGTTCTGGTAAACCAGGTGATACCACATATGAATTAACTCACATATATAAAATTAATGAAAATAATGTTGAAGAACAATCTATAGATATTTATTTAGAAAATCCTAGAGAAATCATGGATAAATGTAGTGTTCGTATTAATAATAATATTAATGTAATTTATAAAGGTCCTGAAATACTTAAAAAGATAACTCCCATAAGAAGTGTAAATTCACAAATCGATTTAACTGATATTGAAAATATGGCCAATGTCGTTAGAATTAAAAAAGAAGACTTAGACTTTGCTAAAAAACTATCTAATATTCTTTCACAAGAACGCTCGTCTGATAATAAAACATGGATAGATGTGGGTTATTGTTTACATAGCATCTCCCCTAATCATTTACTAAACTCATGGATTAATTTTAGTAAGAAATGGATAGGGTATTGTAATCAAGAGGAATGTGAAAGACAATGGGATTATATGAATAATACTAATACTCCTCAATATACTATGGGTACCCTGATATTCTGGGCAAAACAAGATAATCCTGACGAATTTAGTAAAATTCAAAAAGATTCACTAAGTAAATTAGTTGATAAATCATTAATTGGTGAAAAAACTTGCGGCGCTCATACAGATGTAGCAAATATTGTATATAATTATTATAAAAATTTATTTGTATGTAGTGGATTAAAAGAAAATGCATGGTTCTATTTTAATGAAATCAATGGTCGATGGAAAGAAACAGAACAAGGACATATTTTACGGATGAGACTATCATCTGATATTATAGATATATATCAACATTACAGTGAAATTTATAAAGATAAAAGAGGTCCTGATCCTGAAACAGAAACATATGAAATTTATGATAGAAAACATACAAATTGTATGAAAGTTATGATTAAATTAAAGGATTCTAATTATAAAGATAAAATTATGAAAGAATGTAAAGAAAAATTCTATGATGGTGAATTTATGGATAAATTAAATAGTAATAAAAATTTAGTTGGTTTTGATAATGGAGTCATTGATTTGAAATATGAAACAATTAATTATAACGGTAATCTTAAA